GCCTTATTCCGCCCCTATCAACTAAAAATTTATGATTATGCGTCGCTGTTACAGTAGAGTTATCTTCAAGAGTCAGGGTTATTGTATTCGAGAAACCATTAACCCATATCTTGTCTACGGGCTTCAACCCACCCGTACTCATTACGTTAATTTCATTCTTCAATTTTATCCAAGAACCGCCAATAAATGGGTCGTGAGAAATTTCAAGGGATTCTAGCATTTTTTCAGTTATTCCACCGCGAATTGCAATCTCTTCTAACGATAAATCGCCAAATTCTGTTTTTATTTTTGTATGTTTTTCTAAGCACGACTCACCGGGCATAAAAGCTGAGACAACTGAATTACGGATGCCGCCGTTTTCAATAATAGCTTTACGCAAAGATTCCCAATCTCGCTTCAACCCAGTAGTAACTACGCTGTCAACACGCTTTTCATAAGTGTCAATCGGCAACCAACCTTGAGGCCATTTAGTCTTATTCATCCACGGTGCATTTCCAAGTTCTTTACCCAAGCGAAGCGAAGCGTTGATAAGGTGCCACATATGAGTTTCAGCCATCTCATGTACAAAGTCGCGACCCTCTTGGTCATCAAACTTCTTACCATTCTTGGCCATATAGTGCGCGACACCCATCAAACCAACACCAGCTGACATACGCGCTTTAGCAGTATTACCTAGCGAAGGAAACTTGTATTCGGCTTTATGAATACACACATCAATCATCTTTAGAGAGTAGTATGCTACATCAGCCCAGACTTCATCACTCTCGCAATTAGAAGGAAGTACGCCGGCAAGTGAGCAAAGACCAATCTCTCCGTCGCCCTCTTCCCATACGGGCTTATAAAGTTCCTGCACAGACTTATATGTTTCTGTTGGGAGGTATATCTCTTGACAGAGATTCGATTGGTAAATCTTCTCTAAGAACGGGGTATGTTGGTTCATTACATCCATAAAGTGCATATAGTGGACGCCTGTTTCATATGCTTCAGTCTGAGCATTGATAAGAACCTCGCGCGCCTTTAACTTTACTTTAGCAGTTTTTTCATATTCGGCGTACATTGATTCGAACTTAGATTGGTCTTTATCATACATTGCTTCAAACATTTCCTCGTTACCGTAGTATGAGAATGGAGCAAAATATTCATCACGAGCAACTTTACGAGCAAACAACTTATTAGAACCGAAACTATAGTGGCAACCCGCAATTCGTTTAGCCGCAGGCGTCATTGGGTTACGCAACTTTTGGATTACTTCAACCTCTGGGTCAAACGCACTATAATGAACTGTAGATGCACCGCCGCGACCATTTTGCAAGTTAGCAGAAACTGCACCCACCATAGAGCGGTAGTAAGGGAGTTTACCCTGATGAATAATCAACCCGCCGCGAACAGGGTCTCCAACTGATCGAGTTTTAATATGAGTTCCGATACCCGCGCTCATACAAGTCATAGCATAAGCGATATGGTCACCCGCAGCTAGAGATTCCCAGGTATCACCAGCAGAGTACAAGCAGCAAGAGGCATAACCATTCAAGTTAGTACCAAGGTTTACAAAGTTCGGCGTTGGCGGGTTCAACCGATTATGAGAAAAGTGATTATACCAAGCCTTAATATGTTTGATTCGATCTTCTTTAGGTTCGTCTTCAGCCAGTGCCATCGCCATACGCATATAAACAAACTGCGGAGTCTCGTACTCTTTACCCGTAATTTTATTGCGCAGAGCATACTTGAACCGAGTTTGGTTCAACTGAACATGTGCATATTTCAGGTCTTGCTTATGGTCAATAATAGTTTCAACTTCGGCATATTCTTCCTCTGAGTAGTTCAAGAAAGCCATCAACCCATCAACAAATAACTGAGCATGAAGTTGTCGAACTGTAGGTTTACCATTGGGGTAGATAACGCGGTCAAGAAGTGCCGAGTACAGCCGACCAGCCATACGAGCGTGTTCCCATGTCTGTTGTTGTAGGCATTCTTTGATCAAGTTCTCTTGTAACTCGAGCGAAGTACACTTCTCAGGACACTTATTAACCGTATCAATTACAACAGAACCCCAGTCTAGCGTAGAGCCTAAAGTCTTAGAACCCCAAATACCCCACCCATTAACCTTCTCCGGGTCAAATGCTTGTTCAGTTCCGTCGCGTTTAATAATTGTCTTAATCATTTATACTTTCTTCCATTTATTGAGTTCAATCTGAGCTATGAGCCCAGAAAATGTGTTGTTTTTAATCACTTTAAGGACGTCTATATTCGCCTTAACCATATCATTTATGTCTTTATATGCACCAACAGAAGGAGGCCATATGACTATTTTATACCCTAAAGAGACAGCTTCTTTGTAGTGGTCAACAATTATTTTGTTCCTACCCTCATTATCGTAGATTAGCGTCACTTGGCTTTTATTTATTAGGGGTGAAATCTTCCTCGCCGTTGATATGAGCGACGCATTTACCGACGCAATACAGTTAGGCAAAAATAACGAGTCTATCGGCCCTTCTACAATCAGTAGTTCAGAGTTCTTATCTATACGGTTTAACCCAAAAACTTTAGGCACCCGTTTATCAACCGTTATTGTAATGTATTTTAAAGAACTTTTCCCTGTAAGGTCTCTACCCTGATACGCATAGATGTTGCCTTGTTTATCAAAAAACGGTATCACTAGCCGAGGCCCGTCTGTAGATTCACCTACATCGGGGTTGTACTGTTTACTGAATGCCAAAAACTTCTCGGCATAGTAGAACTCGTATGTCGGTAACTGTCTACTCTTCACGTATTCGGCGCAGGCGTGCGTTTCAGGCAAGTCGCTCACCCTAGGTAGTGCAAGTCGTTTAAGTGCGCTCTCGGCTGGTTTAAACGCTTCCTTGACGGGTTCTTTTGAACCGATAATAAGTGGCGCAGAGTCACCAGTAACTCGATACTTTTCGAAAACAAATTCAGAGTGTAAGTCTGGATGATATGCTTTTAAAAAGTTCACTAGCGAGTTTTTATAGTCGCAGTTAAAACACGAACAAAAAACCATACCGTCATGTTCGGTGATATGGAACCGTGTTTTAGTCTTAGACTGCGCCGAGTCACCACAAACCGGGCATCTAGCATTACCATGAAATGGTGAATCTTTTTTAACGCGCCACAAAAGCAACCTAGGACCAACCATCCTAGCGTACTTTAGTTCAATGAATAAAATGCTCACTTGAAATCGATCATCACGATATCAAACGTATAGCCTTCCTCGGTAAGTAGGCGCAGGCGTTCGCCAAAGTGTGTAAACGTAGTATTGGGTTTCTTTTTGTATGTCATGTTATCGCCTATTGTAAACAAGTTGCAATGCGTTTTGCCTTCTTTGAGCCGTAATCCTCGACCAATAGATTGAAGAAACGTCAATTTTGATTTCACTGGGTGGGCATCAATGATGTTTTCAATCGCGGGGAGATTTATCCCTGCAGCGGAAGTACCAAATGAGGCCACTATTATAGCTTGTTCTGAGTTGGCGGCGAGTCTGATTGATTCTCGGTCTTCTTTGGACACCGACCCATCAATAAGGTAGATAGGATAATCTGGAGGAGAAAGTTCTTTAATTTTATCATATAGTTTTTGTCCTTGTTCAATAAATCTAAAAAGAACCAGTGTAGTTCCTTTACTTTTTACCGCTAACTTAGCGATGAAGTTGTTTCGTTTCGGGTTGGTTGTTATCCACCCAATTTCATCAGCGTACTCTACCTTTTTAAATGCCTTGCAAATATCCTCGGGGTAGTTTAACTGTACACCCTTGATTTTAAGCGGAACGAGTTGACCTGCAGAAATAAGGTCTTTGGCCGACGCAATATCATGCACCGGTCCAGTAAGCGCAATCATCTCAAGAATATTACACTTCAGGTCGTGCAGAGTACCCGTACACGCAAGTCTATATTTTACCTCAGTCGCCTTGGCGTAGATAGTCTTAAAAGACGCAGACGTAATCTTATGACCCTCGTCAGTAAGGATACAGGTAAAACTATTGAAAAACTCTGGAGTCTCGTTCTTTAATGATTGAAACGTAGAGATTACAATTTTTTTATTTACGGTTTTATCCGAACCGCCCGAGATAAGATGAACATTAGCGTCTACATTATAACCGTTATTAGACGAGTAGTCTTTAAAGTCACCCAAGAACTGCGTAGTAAGCCCGATAGTCGGTACGATGATAAGCATACGCCCTTCTAACTGCTCCGTGATGTAGCGTGCAATAGAGTACACAATCATGCTCTTACCCGAGCCCGTAGCGGCTTTTAGAATTCCTTGTTTAGTGGAAAGCGCAAGGAAAACTGCGTTATACTGATAGTCGCGAACGTCTAGCTTAGAACCCCCACCATAAAGATCTAGCGAATCCATGTATTCTTTGATTTCAGAATACTCTAAGCCACTCTCAATATTACCCGGTAGCCCATACCCTTCGTTATCCGGGTTTAAACACGGGAGAACCGTGTATCCGCGTTCATTCGCAATATCTAATAGCCTACTATACAAACCGCACGGAAGTGTCTTAGAACCGATATTAAAGAGTCGTATAAATCCATCCCACTTGCCTGCGCGGAACATAGGGGTGTATTTTGCCCCAGGTACGAGAAAGGAGAATGCCTCAGATATCTCTAGCGCAAAGTCAGGCGACCCAACGAGCTTTAACATCGCCTCGTTGAGCTTATAGACTTGGATTACTTTATCATCGTTCATAGCTTACACCCATTTATCATTTTTTGACTTTAAATTCATATAAGTTTCAATTTGACATATATTTAAACCAATTTCATCAAATTTCATAAAATTTTCAAGCCACGTATGTTTATTTTTTAATTTTTCAGATATAACAGAATTATGTGTTTTCTTTATTTTTGAGACAATAGACTTACTAAAAAATGGAAATTTGTTAATAAACTTTTCAAGGGTGAAAGATACGTGGTTATTATACACATACGCATATTTACCGCGTATGTGAGATGTGTATTCATCTTCATAATTATACATACAATCGACTCGTAAAATCTTATTCAAACCCCAATTTTTAATATATTTTATATTACTTAGAGAGGATTTTTCACCCTTTGATGACATATTACCTCGAACCCAACCATCTGGAACTAAAATAGGGTCTTGAAACCTTCGAGTCTCATTTGTCAATGGATTATAATAGAATAGATTATTTGTCATATTTTTAATATGAACATCAGTTTTATTTTTTGGCTGACCGGCAACAAACCCACTTTCAACAATTTCAATTAAACTATTAAACCATTTTATTTCACCGCCACGGTGACCCATTACTTTATTAAGTGAGGGTTTAGGGCCTACAAAATCTGGTTTTCTTTTTGTTCCTAATAATTTACATCTAATTTTTATCTTATGATCTTCTGAAACTACACCACCCAACCTACTAATTGACATCATCAAACGGCTATTGAGTGTGTGTTTTTTACTAAACATACCATTATCTTTTCCAAAACCACCCAATTTTGTTGGTTGACCATTTTGTTTATTAATATATAAAGGATTTAACTTACAGTCATATATTTCATGTATATGTCGTTCCCGAGCAATTGCATCATTTTTCGAATTACACAAACTAATTATTATTGTTCTAAATAAATGTTTGTTGGTTTTTCGCTCGTTCAACCAAGTTTTTTGAAATTCTTTAGAAGATGGTGAACCGTTATATCCATTTTCAACTTGTTGAACGCTGCTATAACCTATATAAAATGGCGGTAATTTATTCCCCTTGTAAATCGTTAGATAAACGCAATACATTTAAACCCCCGCTTGGAATTTTTCATAATCCACCATACTCCTATATAAAAATGTTCTTGAATTAATATCCTTCATAATCATCTCGGCCGACTGAATAAGAGTCTCTAAGTAGAGCGTCTTTTCTTCAATCTTCTGGAGGTCGGCATCACCTGACAAAATAGTTTCCATCTCAGACTTCAACGGTTTCTTGAGCAAGTATTGTTTCCACCCAAGTTCATCAAGTTCATCCTTACCCATTTCCCCGTTATAGTAACGAGTCTTAGTTGCTTTAAGAGTAGAATACTTCATAGCGAGTTTTCTGATAGTAACCTTGTACTCTTGTAGAATCGTAAGGTACTTAGAATGCAACATCGGATGCTGATACATCGTGTTCATAAGCGCCGAGCGATCCAACATAGAATCTACCCGCCACGCTTCCATCAGTTCTTCATGACCCATCATAATTTTAATTCCTTTAAAACTAATTTTAACTTATTTAGTAGTTGTAGTCAAACTATATCTTAGTCTTTATATAGAATCATAATATAAGAGCACTTCTTTATAACTAAACCACCCACTAACAACAGTTTTTCATTGATTTCCAACCCTTTATAACAAAAAGTTGTATAGATTCACTACTACATTACAAAAATAACTATAGAAACCACGAGTTTCTAACAACTCGAACAGTAAATAGAGTATAGATAAAGAAAAGAACCGCTACGCTGTTGACTTCTGTATGGTTCGTATTAACATTGCTTTATCACTGTATTTAATTGGTTGTGCTTATTGAATACTTTTAGGACCCACCATGGTCGCGCACAGAAGAAAGTGGTCGAGTTTATAGCGATAGAAGTTCTCGAGTCTAAAAACACCAGTTAGCCACTGGTCATTGAAAAATTATCGCGACAACCTGAAATACTAACGAGCCACAGGTGCATTGAGTCTCTCACTCGGTGCAGTAAACGACCTCCTGAAAAGGGTGATACAAGAGACAGTTCGACGGAAGAGCACTAACCGTCTGGGGTCTGTCCTAGTTGTAGATTCAAAACCTACGTTCTAGATAAAAACTCGGTCGATAAGTTGAATAGAGATGCGAACCCAGTACGGTCTATATAATAGAATACGGAACAGTTCAAGAGCTTGATTGAGTTTAATTACCAATCATCGCCGTAGGGATAGAGTAAGTATATAGTTAGAAACTAAACCATTAGAGAGTCGTAGTACAAACCAGTCATAATCAATATTCTATTTCGTTATAACAGTTAGTTATGAATAAGCATTCTTCGAATGTTGACTTCGTCAAT